TCTGCAAGGGCAAGCCCCACCCTCGGATCCTGCGACCATCCGGGAGCCAGCAGCAGCGAAGGGGGGATATTGAACATAGGGTGTACCATGCGCACAAGCTCCGTCCCGCTCTCCGCTCCTGTGTCCGCATCATAAGAGCCTATGATATCCTTGTATGTAACCTTTGTGGGGTCTATCCTGCTGCCGGTGAGCGTGACGGCGGATACGCCGCTTGTCAAAACCGTTACCACCACATGACCCTCGTCATCAAAAGCCACTGTGTAATCGCTCCCCTCGCTCATCGCATTATCCCCATTGCTGACGGACAGGCCCTGCAGTATAATACCGGACTCTTTCGTTACCGCCTGCCCGTCCACAAGGTTCAGGCTTTCCGTATAACTCGCCTTGTGAACCGCCGGATCCAGCACATTGCACAGCACCACCGGCCCGATCCCGAATACCTTAAAAAACGCGTCCATGGCCTGGCACAATGTATATTTTTCATAATCCTCCGAATACCCTACTGCCGCTGCCGCCTCTGTGAAAGTATTGCAGAGAAACAGCTTATTTACCGCGCCCTCCGGGTTCTGGGCCAGATTGACCGGCGCCGTCCCGAATATGACCGGAACTCCCGCCTCATTCCGCACAGGGGTGGGCATGCTGGTGGGATTTTCCTGCACCCTTATTCCATGCATATAACTCATCCTTAACTCCTCCTTATCAATCTCTGCGCACTGAAATGTTCCTCCGTCTGCTTATAGACCGTTTCCAGCACGCTTTGTCTCTTCCGCAGCTCTGCCACTGCCCCCGGCATCTCGTCCACTTCCACTAAGAGCCGTTCCATTGCCGGAAATTCTTTCAGACATTCCCGCGCGTTTTCGGGCAGCTCACCGTCTTTAAAAGTGGTACCGTGCCGCATAGCCCCTATGATCGTGGGCCCCAGGTATACCAGGTTTATCTTTTTTCTGGCTTTTGTTCCAGGCGCTGCGGCTGTATCCTTGGGCGCCGCGCCCTTTGCCGGGCTTTCCCTTTCTGTCTGCTCTGTGCTGCCAGACGCTGCTCTTTCTTTGTTCATGTAAATTCATCCTCCCTTCTTACGGCCGCCGTAAAAAACTGCATATGGCAGGCGGCGAAGGAATATGGATAATAACCATCCTCCGGTATGGCCCACCTGAATTTTCCGGCGTAAGTTGCCTTTCTGTCCAGATCCGGATTCCTGTGGAATCTCTGATAAATCTTCTGGACAATGTTCATCGCGTCCCTGTGCCCCTGAGCCTGGTGCGTATTGTCCCATACCGCGACGATCATGACCACGCTGGTCACATGAAAGCTTTCTCTGTCCCCGTCATCCTCCCCGTCACTCAGACGTACAATGATATAGGGAACAGGATCATTTTCATCATCTGTCTCGTTCATGGGCAGATTCTGGGGAAAAACATTGATCGGGATGTCCTCTCCTTCCGGTGTCTTGTACAGACAGCCGTCCAGAATATGCCGCACCTCGTCTACAAGCGCGTCCTGTAATTCGATAGGGGTCATGATCCGCCTCCTGTAAGCCTGCGTATCTGTTCCTGTATGCTGCGCTGCAATATGTCGTGAACATCATCCTCGATCCCATCCCTGTACGCGATCTCTTCCGCCTTTGGCGCGGATATGGAGAGTAGCGATTTGATTGCCTCCTTATGGGGATCTGACTGCATACGCTTGCCGGGAACGCGCTGTGCAAGGGCATAATGCCCGGATTTATACCTAACGATAAAAGCCTTGTACTTATCGCCAGACGCCCCCGGGCGCAGCGCCACCCGTTTCATGCTTTCTCCCCTGCGCACGCTGGCCTTGTACCACTCCGGATATCCGCCCCCGGGGACATAGAGTGTCGGGCTGACCCGGAATCCCAGCAGTTCGCTCGTCGCCCCCTTTACCACCACCGCCGCCGACAGGTCTTTTACTTTAGCCTTTTTGAGGGTATTAGCCCTTTTCAGTTCTTCCACGGTGTTGGCGACTGAGCCGGACTGGCCGCGCTGATATCTGTATGTTTTCTTTGTTTCATTGATCATCTGCTTGTCGATCTGCTTAGCCGCATTATTGATAGCGGCTTTCAACACGGCTTTGGCCTTATCCTTTGTCTCTCCCAGCGCGGCCTCAATCTCTTTCAGGTTGTCCGCCTCTACATAAAAGTGGGCTTTCACGGCTATTTTCCTCCCGACTTATTTGCCTCCAGGCACAGCGAATAGATTCCGTCTTCATCAATGGCATCGGAAATGGTGTACAATTTGCCATCAAGAGTAAGAATGCGTCCCACAGCAGGCAGTTTTCCGAAGTCCTCTGCCCTGACATAGACCAGCAGTTCCTTCCGATATACTCCGTCTCCATACAGGCTCCCCTTGTATTGATAATGTTTTTCCCGGTCTATCAACTCATTGTTGTCGATCTGCACCGCCATTTCCTTACCGTTTACCGTATGCATATCTGAAAATTCATCCAGATTCATGAAGACCCTGCGGTTGTCGCACGCTATCTGCTCCTTAAATGTCATGTCCTACTTCTTTCTGGAGCCGTTCTCAGGGATCCTCCCCACAAGGCCCTCCCCATACCCCGCCGTCCGTCCCGGCAATCCCGGTATTGCCGTCTCAAATCTTGCCTGCGGGCTTTCCCCGCCCAGGGTCTGCCATGCGGCGGTTCCGGCGTCAAGCCAGGCTTTTACCATTTCCGGGTCATTGGCCGGGAGTGTATCGCCGATCTTGTACTGATGGGAATGGTACAGGATCGGATACACGGCCATGAGTACCTTCGGCGCGTCCTCGGGTTCCTGATCCCCGTCCTCGGGGTTCTGTCCTTCGCTGTCAATGTTGCTCTCCAGCTCATGGTCTTCGCTGTCCATGTTATCTTCGGGCTCCTGAATCGTCTCGTCCATGCTATTTTTCATCTCCTGTAATTCCTCACTTGCCCGTTTTTCCTTGTCCTGTACAGATGCATTCTTTTTCATTCGCGGCCTCCTTATCCCGGCAATTTGACAAGTATCACTTCATCATCCGCCCCGGCCCTCTTCGCCGCATAGCCCGCTGCGGGATAAGATGCTTTCTCATCTCCGGTTTTCCCATTGTCCGCTGCCCCAGTGATCCCTTCTCCGTCAAAGTAGACGGAGACACCCATTCCGATCTCAGACGTGCCGGTCTTCGGCATCTCGTACACGCCGGTCACATGGAGACTCCCCACTTCCCCGGGGTTGATAACGGTTCCGGCAACGCCGATTCTCTCCCCGATGGGAATGATCGTGTTCGCGTCAATGATCTGGTTTGTCGTGTTCGTGTAATTAAGGCTTTCGCCCCTCTGCCAATATGCTGCTTTCGACATCTGCTTATCCTCCTTTCCTTAATCCAGCGGGTTGCTGATCGCGATACCAGGATTCTTGATAGCTCCTCTGTAGTCCATCACGGAAATGCCCCAGTCAAGGTAAATATCCCAGATAAAGCCCAGGGTGCCCGGCGTCTCCATCCTGCGAATAGTCGGTATCTCCTGTCCATTCAGATAATCCACCTCGATAAAGTCAGTGTCCTCCGCTGCGCCAATCAGGAACCAGGGCATCACATTACCGAAACCGTTGCACAATGCGTTAAGTGTGGGTTCCTCGATGATCTCGATCTGTTCCCTGTACCCGTACAGCGGGTTGACGGCCTGGGTGTTTCCTTCCGTGTTGATGGTCGGGCTGTAGAATAATGTATACATATCAAACGCATATCCCACCGGCACCAGGATTTTGGCGGGCCGCACGATAATCGCGTCTCCAAACTCATCCTTCTGGGTCTGCAATGCCGTAATCATGATCTGCATGGATGTCTGGGTAATCCCGGTTCCGGTCTTTACCAGATTGCCGTGCGCTTTGCTGAACAGCGGCGTGCCGTCATAAATGGCCGGATTATTCACCATGATCTCACAGCACTGCTTATTGATGGTCTTCCTGGCGCTTGCGGCGTAACGGGCGGGAATCCTGGTAACCAGCTCGATATCGTCATTTATGAAAGCCTGCCGTGTGAGCGTAAACTGGCGTCCATATGTCTTCAGTTTTCGGGTGGGGCGTTTCTCGTCCCTTACCGTATCGTGCTTTAACTCACCGCCTTCCGGCACCTCCAGAAATTCCCCCGCGGGCCCTGCCAGATAGTTGTTGTCCGCCGTCTTGAAGTCCTTGAGACTGCCTTTTTTTGTCCATCTGTCAAAGGTCACCGCCGCCTTTTTGTGTCCCTCCACATACGCCTTATTGATGGCATTGTCCAGGATCGCGGGGAACGCCGCCGTGGGATTGAAAAATTGCCGATATGCCAGCGTGTAAATCTCCTCGGAAGACCGCCTGTTAAGCCCCGTCTGTCCCTCTGCGGCCAGGCACTCGATCGCCATATCCCTCAGAGACATACCCATCAGTTCCCTGGCCCCTTCCGCCGGATGGGAGAGTTCAATGCCGGAACGCATTACCAGCGCGTCACCCGCTGCGGCCCGAAACTTGTCTGCGGCATCCACGCACACATCCGCGCGGCCCCCCTGGGGAATGGGGGCATTGGTCTTCATGAGCCGTTCCATGACCTCCTTTCTCGCCTCCTCCACGGAATGTCCGCTTTCAATGAATTCTCTGGCATCCATCTCAAAGTGTTCGCACATCTTCTCGATCTCGCAGATGCGCTCGCGCTCCGCCTGACGCTCTCTTTCCAGAATACTCTTGATGTCCTCTCCGGTAACCGGTTCCTGCCTGCCCAACTCCTTGCTGGCCATGGCGCGAACCGCGTCGATCTGTTTCTGTAACTCGTCAAACTTCTGCTTTTCCTGTGCAGTCAGTTCTCTTCCCGCGGCCTTGGCCTCGTTCAGAATTGCCGTCTGCCTCTGAATCAGTTCTTCTAAACCCATTCTTTTTGTTACCTCCTTGCGCATATTGTTTATTTGGAGCAGCCTTTCATAATAGTCAAGGCCGCTTACTCCCTTTTCCTCCGGGCTGCCATGCTCCTGGGAGCGCCCCACGCCCACGGTAGGATCCGCGGGAATACTCACTATGGAAATCTCGTGGGGCGTCCACCTTGTAGCTATGCTGCACGGCCCGACAAACCGCCCGTCACTGGACTGCTTATTTGCCGCCACATCCTCCCACACATCCACCAGATACCCGACAGATACGCCTTTCAGCGTGCCGCTGGTCACTTTCCGGAATACCACTTCTGAATCATCATCCTGGTCAAATTCGATCTCCGCATATCCGCGGCCGTCCTCTGTCCAGGCGCGGAGGATCTTTCCGATCACCTTATCCCGGTTATGGTTATAGAGGACGCAGCCTATAGAATTTAGCCGTTCCAGATTCACCGCCCCTTCGGAATGGGAAAGGATCTCCGTTCCATACCAGCGCTCACAGGGAACCTCTGAGGAAAAGCTTAAGATAAACTTCCGTTCATTCCCTTCTCCTTCCATGGCCCGTATAGAACTGTCCGAAAGGAAACGCTGTTGCGCGCCCTCTCTCTTATTTCCTTCGTTTTTCGGTATTGCC